TGCGTCATAGTGGCACTAAATACGTTTTGTGATTCAAAGAAATCAAACTGTGTATTTTGTGGTTGTACTCTTTGCCATAGCACTGCTGTATCCGAGTCTTGTAAACTCAACTCATTTTTTGATGCTATATCATCTAATAAAGTTAATAATTCGCTTGGGCTATTAGCTTGTAATGTGGTTTTTAATACCAAATGTAATGCACGTTGGTCATTTAAATTTGACTGAGGAACCAAAATTTGATTATTTTTTTTACCATCTTTATGCTCAGTATTTGAGTCAGTAAATAAAACATCTTCTTGCAACAGTTTTATAAGCACTTTAGCCTGCGATGAGATTGGTTGCTCTGTGGCTAAGAATAAAACCTGAGCTTTATCTTTTAGCTTGGTTTCTAACTGTAACTTGATTGCTTGCAACATCGCACTACGATTAATCGACATAATATAGCCTCATCATTTTATATAGTAAGCTTTTGAATTTTAAGTTATTTAAGCTTCATTTCGACTTGTTTGAGAATAACTAAATCATACGCTTTTATAGTTTAAGGAACAGGTCATTTATGACCCTTAATGTTTTTATTTTAGGTATAAAAAAACCGCTGAAACAGCGGCTTTTTTAGGTCAATATTTGGTTGAAACTTTAGATTTAAATTCTAATATTTGACTTCTTTAAGAATAACTAAATCCTACTCCTTTATAGTTTAAAAAACAGGTCAAGTCTGCCCGAATATATTATATGTTTCCTCCGTGAATTCTGTGTCTCTGCGGTACGAAAAAAACCTTTAGGTCATTTATTTTTGATGCACTTAAGAGATTATAGGATCAACAAATAATAAAGACTTTAGTATCTACCTAACCAAAATACTTAATACCTAAATTACATATATCGTGCTTTTGATTTTTTAACCTTGCAACGACGCAAATTTTTATAAAATAACAAATCTGCCCAAACTTTCGTTTTAATCGCTTCTTGATAACAGGTGTCATGAATCCAAGCTGCAGCCCAACCTTTATCAACACGATTTACGTACCAGCGTGTAAACCAAGGAGAGCTAAAACCATCAGATTTCATGCCTATGGGTAATATAAGCTCGGGCGTAACCAAAGGTTCAGCTAAAACAAACAACCCTGAATTTTCATCATAGGTAATGTGAATTTTTGATATCATAATTAATTCTTAATTTCTATATTAGCGTTCTAAGTGTTCTGATTTATAGGTAAACTATTTTGATAGGGTTTATTTTAGTATGGATAAATTCTACATTTTTCAGCTAATAAAAACAGGTCAAGTATGACCTAAGAGTCAATATATTGAAAACTAGGTATTAACTTGAAATTGCATTATTGATGATAGTAGCTCTTGCGCCTAAGTCTTCTATGACCTTTTCACCCGTTTTAGTATTAAAAGGTAATTTAGTATCACCTGAGTCAATTTGGTTAATAAAAGACTGCGCTAAATCATTAAATCCTGCTGATGATGCTTTTAGCTCTTCAATATTTGAAGCGCTATTAATGGCAAGTGTTAATTTTGCAAAGTGATACATCAATAAATGCACGGCATCCGTTGTAGTGCCTAATAAACTTTCACTATCTTCACCCGATTTTTTAATTTTTTTTCTGATCAAACTACGCTTTTTAGCACGTAATTCTGTTGAATTTAGTTCAATACTAAATTCAACATCCTCTCCATGCATTTCACTGACAAGTTGTGCAACAACGTATTTTGGAATGCTTGGGTCTAAGTTTAAATCTACAATTTTATTATTTACTATTAAATGTGCCATTATTATTCTCCTAATTAATCAAATGCAGGTTGATCTGCGTCACCTAAATATGCAAACTGACCCCAGTCACCACCGGTTAAATCTACATCACCCGTTACAACTGCAGGCAGTGCGACTTGAATAATGCCTGTTTCTGTTTCTGCTTTTCCTGCACCTCTTACGTAGGGGTGACAATGAGAATAAAAGTTACGCCCACCCATTGATGAATGTGAGCCACATACTTTTGCTTGCTGATTTGCTTCTAAACCACCACACCACCAGCTATCAGGTACAACACCTTTAATATGTTTTACAATTGCAGCTACTGTTATGTAGTTTGATGTTCTAAAATATTGATACATTAAATAAGCATAATTGTTAATATCATCACCTCTTCTATTTGGATAATATTCTAACTCCCAAATTTTAAAGCTATTAGCAAAATACTTTCTATCACTGTTTATTGCACGTAAAAATTCACGGGCTAAATCAGATCGTTGTTCAGGCTCTGTGCCTGTCGTGACCGTTTCAATTAATTTAGCTGATTTAACAAAACCTTGAGACCAGAACTTAGGCATAGTGCTCGCATCATTAGGAATAAGCGCCTGGTTTTTGGTGATTCTGTAATGAGATTGTTTATCTCGTGACAAAGCAATATAGCTGTCAACTTTTTGTTTTGCTTCACTGGTGGTTTGACTTAATTTTGAATCAATTTCACCTATTTTTGAGGTAACTTCTTGTGTTAATGCATTCACTCCTTGGTGCAGTTCGGCATTAACCTGCTGCAACTGAGTTAGACTTTGTTCTATGCTCATTTTTAAACTCCCGCTTTAAGTAATCTATTGTTAAATTGAATTTGACGATGCATTGTTTGAATTTGGGCAATTAGTTGCTTTGTTTGTACTACAGCTAAAGATAAAAACTCATCGCCGTAATAAAGATTTAAATCTCCGCTAATATCAACCGAGATGGCATCAATTGGTAAACCCGATAAAATCAAATCAAACCCTTGTATTACTTTTGCAATAGGAGTTTGATAAAAAAGGGTATTAGCCGGATGAGACCAAATAGCAAATAAAGTACCATCGCTTAAATAAAAACCAACCTCACGCACAGCAAAGTTTTCTTTTTTTTCAAATACGCCAGTTAAATGCCATTGACCTGGGCCTGCATGTTTGCCACCAGAGACCATCACGCGATCTTTTTCATTTTGTAAAACGGTTTGATTACGATTAGGTGAATACCCTTTATCACCAACGGCAATATGGCTGATCTCTATTTTAAAACCGCCTTGAGTTGCGTCTACGGCTGCATTTAAGCCGACTTGTGTTATTAATGGCGTATAATCGCTCATTAAAAATCTCCTTTTTGTGTATATTTTCTTTTATCGACAGCGCATACTTGTCCGGCTTAAATGAATTGCTGAACCCATAGTTAAAGCCATTGCTATATCGCTATTTAATTGAGAATTTGGTTGGGCTGATATAGGAGAGCGACTGATTTCGACTGTATTAGTGACTTGTGATATATATAATGAACTTGTGGATAAGCCATTATCAACTTCGGTATTAATATCTTGTCGACTAAGGTTATGTGTTGTACCGATACTTGATGTATGAATAACCTTATCTTGCTGCACACCCACACTAAAATGTATATTGCTTCGTACTGGCTTAGTAGCAGATACAATTCGCCAAAGTTGAGCCTGAAGCTGAGGTGTTAATAAAGTATCACCACTTGGTGTTAAGTTATTTCGTGCTAATGCTGTTAACTTTGCAGTATGAGGCACCCCACCATTTTGCCACCATTCAGTGAGCTCAATACTGGCCTTTAAACTTGCCAAAGCCCTGCGAACCCCACTCACTGTCCCCTTAGTTCTATGAACTTGAGTACTGCTGGCAATGACTTCTCGTTGAACATTGACAGGCCAATTGTTATCCCATTCATCTACCGATAATGCCCATGCTAGCCAAGGTAATAAATGCTCTGGACATTTTAACGGATCCCATAAATGTTTAATGGGCACAGCAAGATTACTAATACGACTTGCAGCCAATTCAATTTGATTTTCTTGCTGCGTTGCATTTGGTGGCAGTAAACTTTTATTATATTTTGTACTAAGAGATACTTTACTAACTAAAGCCGTGTTAAGGTCAGCCATATTATGCTTCCTTAATACTTACTTGATCACTAATACAATATGCAGCTTGATGATTTTCAACCATAATATCCGCACTTGGGCTATGTAATACAACGCGCTCAACTCCTGGTTGATGTAAAGCGGAATATAATGCAGATTGTGTTACGGCTAGCCCGAGTTTATGATGTTGTTTCATATAACCTTTTACAGCTTGTAAAGATGCTGCTTGAATAGTTTGACCGTTAGTTCCTTTAAAACAAAATAAGGTCGCATTAAGTTCATATTCAATTATTTCGACTTCTCGATTACATACATGATCTGTTAAAGGTCTGATATCATCATCACTAAGCGCTGTAATTACAGTACTTGCCAAAGTTTTATCCTTACCATTGCCTTGTGTACTTAAAGTTGTGACTGCAACATCTCCCGGCATAGGGTTCGCTAACCCGGCATTATAAGTACACTGTAATACAACAACATTTTCAGGTAATTGTGCTAATAAAGTAGGTTCTATTTCAGCATAACTAAATTCAGGCGCATCTATTGTCACATCTTTTACAAAAGCAGAGGCTGCTAACGCATGGTATACATAAGCACCTACAGGCCCTGCAGTTGAAAAGCCTTCCAGCGATAATTGTATTCTTTTACGAAAACGCTCATCTGTTTCATAAACATCAGTAATAACAGGCGTTACATTGGCATTACTTGGAGTTAGTAATTGACGTTTCACATTAAAACGATTACCCAAATAATCAAGCTGTGCACCTGTCGCCTTTGCCAGTAAAACAGCATTTGCACCATCATTAACACGCTGGCGTACCAATAATTCTCTATATGCAAATGTTTCGATTAACTTAACAACAGGCTCTGAGGCTAATTCAATTTGCGCATTGGGATACCGAGACTCATAATCAGCTAGAATTTCAGCTTTAATTGATTCGAAATCTAACGATTCTATGATATTAGGTATAGGTAATTTACTGATATCAACTGGGCTAAAATTAATTTGACTCATTAAGTTAGTCCTTTATATAGATGTGGATATATCTAAAAACAGATTTCAATTTAGAAGCATTACGTTAAGTTGAAACTCACATTGAAAGGGAGTTCGATTTTTAGATATTTAGATATTTAGATATTTAGATATTTAGATATTTAATTTTCTTGAATTACGAAGCCTTGCGCTTCATAAATCGATAGTATGTTTCTAACTAATCAAAGACTTTAGCCCTTTAGCTTTAGTGGCCTCTGATACCAAAATATGTAATGTTTCAAGCATGAATATAAAGTTTTCCGATTTTAAACGCCGATTTAATGCATATTCATTAATATAGTATTCGCCGGTTTCAAATTGAGTGGTTAACTGGCCTTTACCTTCTTTTAAAACAAGTTTTAAAACTTTAATGCCTTGC